TTTATCTCTCCGTGAATGACATGTGGAAATGTCACATTGTTCTCTTCACATGTGTTCTCCATTCCAGATGGTGTGCCGTTGTAGCCCATCGAAATGATGTTACCCCCTTTAACTATGACAGAACCGACTTTGAACCTAACACAGTGAGATAGTGTGGCTATCTCCTTTGCGATGTTCATGAAGACTTGATCAAGCTTCTTTTGTTTCATTTTAAAACTAATTTGTTTTTGTTATCACATAAGTCTGATCGTCTATAAGCTGTAAATCAAATTTATCTTTTCCTATTTTTGAGTACATGTTATAAAAATAACTATATCTTTGATCTCCTAGACCGTCACCATCGTATGGAGTAAAAACTATAGCACTAATTTTTCCAGTTTCTAACATAGGACCAATCTTAGATTCAAGTACTTGTCTCAAGAAAAGTGCTTTCTGCATGCGATAGGGATCTTTATCGTCCCAGCGATACATCTCTGCATCTGTTTCTGCGTTTAGGTCTCCAAACTTTAATTCATACATTCCCTCGTAAGGACCCGCCTTTGTGAGTCTAACTTCAAATGGATTGCTGTTTTTTGTGCCCTTAAATTCATCTGGCTTAAATGCATAGACCTCATTAGTTGAAAGACTTTTAATCTTCCAGTGGGTTATCTCATTTAGTATGTATTGTCTAGTTGCCTCAGCCCTCTCTGTTGGATCTGTGTATTTTTCAGTTAGCCTCTGATAAATTGATGCTGCTAATAAAGTTAAAGATTTCATTAATTGCTCTCTTTTACAAATGTACCACCAACCATCTTGCCTTTGCGATTTGCGATCTCTTGATAAGCTGAATTAATACAGTGCTCAATAGTCACACCTTTAAGTGCAGCTAGATTAGTCAGCACCACAACGCAATCACCGATAGCATCGATAAACTCAGTCTCATTAGACTTGAGAATGGCTTTAGCCAACTCACCAGCTTCTTCTTGTAGTTTTATGTATTGAGTCTTTGCGTCGCCCTTGGCGTACAAACCCCTCTCTTCTGCCCATTGACGAATGGGCTCGAACTCATTTGTTAGTGTCATTGCGTTTCTTATTAGCATGTTTAGTTTCTGGTTTAAGTGGATCATAAGGATCTGCTCCTGGATCGTAGCCGTATTCTAGGATATAGTTGTCTAGCGCACCTAGATAGGCGACAGAGTCGAGTAGATTGTCTCTCTTGTAAGAGTAGGAATGCCTAGATAGCTTAAGTGCTACTAGTGCTGCGTACATATCAGGCGCCGTAATATGCTTGCCTGTCATGCCAGACATAATCTGAGCAGCTCGCTGCATGCCTTCAGAAAAGGGTCCATAAGTGCGCTCTTTTTCCTGGCTACGCTTGTTTACGATTTCGTTTGCTTCTTCAAGTATATTCATAACCACAATTTACAAAACTATTGATAATATAAGAAGTATATCTTTTAAGTATTATTTATCTGTTAATAAAACAAAAGACGTGATTTCAGAAGCACTTAAATCTGTCAGGATAGTATTAATGTTTTTTACTGTGGTTCCCTCTGTTAATATATCATCCACAATTAATATCTTTCCGTTAGCTATACGGTTTATGACTCTCTTTTCTGCCTCTGTGTTTAGCTTTATAAAATTAAGAATAAATTTTCTATATCTTGGAGGCACAGATCTAAGCTTATAGTCTTCTTTGCTAAATGTTTTATTCAAGATTTTAAGTACTTGGTCTCTATTTTTATCATCAAGTTTATTGAGCTTATCTTGATCAAACTGTATATTTTCAATAGAGTTTTTTACAAATAAATCAGATGCCATCAAAGTATTAGGACCTGCTTTAGCATGCAAAAAATTCTTCATAAGATCCAACACTTTAGAAGTGCTACTAGGAGTCACTATTAAATCAAAATTAGAAAGAGGCATTATAGAATTAAAGCTATTGGCAGCTTTAGAAATCATCAGGTCGACGTCTCGTTTGTTTATCTTATCGTCAAGGTATTTTATGCTTTTTCTTAACTCTTGATTTTTATCAGATTTAGAATCCTTGTTGAATTTATAAGCATAGTAAACCTTATTACCGTCTTTTTTAGACAGCAATTTATTGTATCTTTGAAGCTTAAGGTGTATAAGGTCTTCAGGATTGTCTACTTTCCAATCAAAATCAAATGAATCCGTATCACTATTATATTTTATGCCCTCAATTATCATATCTTATTACGGCTACTTTTTTATTTAGTTTTTCACATATAAATATTGAGTTTGCCGTACCTTTAGATTTGCCATCCCAAAATGCCACGCAAATATCGCATTCTTGTATAATTAGCTCGTTTCTTATCATACCGGCAGACTTTCCGTACTTGTCCCACTCAGCTTTAAATACCTTTACTGGGATGTTATTCTTTGTGGCCCAGGACTCACCTAAACTGTCAGCGCCTCTTGCACCACCTGAAACCACCAGAGTTATCCTGTCTTTATAGGTATTAAGAGTGGACTCCAATAAACTTTCATTAGTAAATGTCCTGCTTCCTACTATTGCAATTTTCATATAAGTAAATCTAGCAATAATAATTTAGGACACAAAATCAATCTTACAAGTACTTTTGCATGTCTGACTTGTCTCCCCACTGCCGGTCAGAATCCACATCACTTGGCTTTATAGTCGGCTTTGGCATATTCCTGGCCACATTCCAGAACCAGTCGCCTTCCTTACCGTACCTTTTCATGTACTCCCAGCCCTTGGCATCATAGGTCTTGATACAGTCAAATGGTGGCTCAATATCAGCTGGTTTAAGAAACTCTTTGTGGTGTGTATAGAACTGAGCGCGTCCAAGCTCACCAGGCTGCACGTTTCTTGCGACTGCAACAGCATTAAAGGCTGTCTGGGGTAGCGCGATCTGGAGCGTCCTGGACAGCACACCTGTGGAGAATACTGTCCACATGGTCTCAATATTCTGGTCTTTAAGTGCCTCATAGAATATTCGCACGCCTCCTGCCACCACTTGCTCGTGTTTTAAGCCGAATGGAAGATATTTGGCTCCGATTTTCTTGGCAAAGTCCTTGGCCCAAGCGTTAATAGTTGGCATAGCAGGTGTCTTAAGGAATATCGGTGTGGCACCTTCCTCTATAACTTTTAGCTGGTGCTCAGATGCTTTTTGAGAAGCAGGCATAAAGAGTATCAGCTTCTTGTTGTACTTCTTTGCAAGATAAGTTAGAGAGTACGGAGCGTATCCTGTTCGTGGAGCCACATATATAAGCGTGTCCTCTTTGACTTTCGAGATCATAAAGTCACCCATCTTGGCTTTAGTGCCCCACTGAAACTCACCGTCATCTATGACATTGAAGCCTTCAAACTGTTTGATCTTGAAGTCAAAGTCTGGCTTGTAGTCCTTAGTGAGGTTGAGATAGTAGTTGAGATCGCGTCCGCCTTCTGTGTCGAGGTTAGACTGGTCTGTTGCTTTGTTTATGTACATGTTACTTGAGGTCTATTGCAAACTGATAGTACTTGTCGTCTCCCCACAACTTCTTTAGCACTGAGTTGTTGAACATCTTGCGACCATCATTCTTAATCATGTGGTCTTCTGATTGGTACTCCTGGAAGTAGCGCACAACATCACAAGCTCTAGCGTCCTCGCAGTCGATTGGATTGAGATTATATCGACTAGAGAGAAACTGTAAGACCTCGTTGAGGTATTCAAACTCTTTTACCTTCTTTGACACTTTAGGAAAGATGGCATTGATGCACTTAACTGCATTTGTACCGCAGTAGACATAGCCTTTAGGATCTACATATTGAGGCATGTATTCAGCAATATCTGCTGCAAATGCTGTCAAGACAAAATTCTGCTTCTTGAAGCCCTGCTCTTTTAGATACTCATTGCCCCAATCAGTGGCCTGATAAATTTCCAGTTTCTCTTTTGTTACCTTATCAAAGATATGTCGCACTAATCCTTCTGCATGATCTAGAATAAACTTACGTAAGTGATTTCCTGCACGCTCGCCTTCAAATGTGAACTGTGGTAGCAGATATCCTCTATTATCTGTGAATGGCGTGATGCGATTTTTTAAATCTTGTTTCCACTCAGCCCATGTATATCGCCCTTTTAGAATAGAGTCTATGATCCAGAAGTTGCCGTAGCCGTGAGTGCCTAGAATATCTTTGAGAGTCTCTTTAGAATAGCGAGGCACATAGTTAATACCACTGCCGCATAAGCGAAACAGATACCATAACATAAACCAATCAAACTCGCTTGCTATATTATGGCCCACAAAGTGTTTGCCCATCTTTCTAGGGTCCTGGTCTTTATACCAGATGGCTTCGGTGAAACTGCAGAATGCAGCAAACCTGCGTTGACATGTGTCATAGATAGGCACGTGGTAAATGAGATCGTCGTCAACATCTTTGTAGAGATCGCCTTCATAAGGTAAGCCCACATTCGAATGCTTTTCCATTAGAATGCTCTTACGATCGTAGTCGTCTAGCGCAGCTAAAAGATCTTGGTTAATTATAAACTTAGTCATGTTGTAATATAATATAGTCTTTATTTAATTTAAAGTATTTTTTTACAGTGATCAAAATGCCATTGCTTCATTTGATTAATTGGCCCTACTTTATTACAATGTGGACATTTTGTACTCGGTCTGTTTTTTGCACTTTCACTCATTTTTAATCTGACAGATTCTTTTTTAGCTGGATTTAAATCGCCTGTAATTCTAAGACTCCTTTGTACTTTACTTTCTTCTGTTATAGACTCTTTTATTCTTTTACTTATTACCTTTTTTATTTCTTCACTATGTTTTTTACCTGTGTGTTTCTCTGACATTTTTTGTTTCATGTCATCAGTCCAAAATATATCTTTCATATATATTGAGTGTAGTTCTGAGCTTTTTAATTTAGCATACTCAATTACTCTTGAACTTGGAATATATCTTAGTTGGTTTTTGTCTTTTATAGAACATATCATTTGAAAAGCTTTAGCCAACTTATAATCATTGGGATACATTTCATGTAATAACCAATGACATAGAAAATGCTCTCTTGCTGTTAATAAAACAATATTAGGATGATTTACTTGTGTAGGCCAACCTGTTCCACCTAAGCATCTCGGCACTATATGGTGACCTTCATAATAATCCCCAAACTTTTTTTTATCTATTCTATCTTTAAGTTGTAATTTAGCTTTATTACAAATAGAATCATATATTTTTTTATAGTTCATTATGATCATTAGATATATAATAAATATCTATTGACCTATGATTTCATTAAAATATAAATAGTATTTGGGTTTAACGTGTACACTTTGTTTGGGCTCTAATATTTCTAACATTTTAGTTCCGTCGTTATCTATCCATTCATTAGGCCAACTTAAAAATTTTTGGCCTGATTTTCTTATTAAATCTATAGCCATCTGTCTTATATGCATTCTTTCTTCTCTTGTGCCAAAATATTTTTGGCCTTTATATAAACCAGTGCCAGGTAGTTTTCTTGATTCATGTTCAATTGGAAGTGGCTCAACTATAGTATTATTAGTTAATTTAGAACTAAAGTCTATGTATTTATTAAACAAGTCTATTGTAGCCTGTTCAGGATTACTTTGTCTCATTAAATGAAATCTAATATCTATATTTGAGAAGTAGGTCACAGTCTCGTCATAGACTGCGTTGATCTTATCAGGGTTTGCTAATTTAAGAAAGCCGTAGAGTGTCTTACCATCAGAGCGACGAAGACCAAAGCCTGGGCACCAGGCACTAAGCGAATGTGAATCACCAATTACAGCTTTGCGCTGCTTTTCTGCATAGCCTTTAGTAAGCGGAATTGTAGTAGCTGAAGCGAAATGGTGATCGAGTTTAATGCGCTTATTGAATATGTTAAAATCAAGCGGTACATCGATATTAAATATCTGGCCTTTGAACCTGGCGATCGCCTCTAGCTTAACTTTATGTTCAGGTTGTGGCCCACCCATGAAATTAAACACATTCTCTGCGTAATTAACACCCTCAAGGGTATACAATTCATCGTATTCTGACCACGTGCTAGGGTCTGGATTGACTGTGAACTGCCGGTCTGGCCACATGTCCTTGGCCATTCTGATCATGATATGGTGGTATCCACCACCGTGGTGTGAAGTGGACTTGCCCACATTTGACACCATACCTATTAGTGCTGCTTTCATAACTTATTTTATGCTAATGTAAGATAAAATAGACACAATATGCAAACTATCTTTTCAGTATAAAAAAAGGAGGGGCAGGGAGCGACCCCGCCCGCCGTTTCTACTCGCCACAACCGGGTATTGTGCGCACTCACCGGCCGCTGCTTTCGTCTGCCTCCTCTTTTGTAGTCAGGACAGGACTCGAACCTGTTGCAGATAAGTGCGTTTACCCTTACGCCACCTGACTAGCCATAACTTACATCATGCCCATGCCTGCCATCGGGTCTGCCTTCTCGTCTTTGTCCTTCTTCTCGAAGACGACCGATTCTGTGGTGAGTATGGTGCCTGCAACCGACACTGCGTTCTTGACTGCTGTGATCACCACCTTTGCGGGGTCGATAATACCCGCATCAAAAGCATCCACCAGCTTGTGTGTCTTAGCATCATACACATCTGAGTCTGTTGTCGGGATATTCTGCCACCAGTTCTCGATGCCTGCGTTAAGCAGAATCTTTTTAAACGGTGCCTGAATAGCTGACTTAAGGATTTCGTCTGCAACATCTGCCTCAATGCTTTCAGCAGCTCTGTGCTTGAGTGCGATTCTGAATAGTGTTGCACCACCTCCAGGCACGATACCATCGGCTAGTGCCGCCTTTGTAGCATAAAGTGCATCCTCAAGTCTGTCCTTCTTCTCTTTGATCTCAATCTCAGAGTTACCACCGACATTGACAATTGCCACACCGCCGACGAGTTTACCAAGACGTTCCTGTAACTTCTCCTTTTCGTAGAAGGAACCGGCCTTCTCGATCTGTTGCTGGATCTCAAGCGCTCTGCGTTCGATGTCTGCCTCTTTGCCTTTGCCATCGACAATAGTGGTCTCCTCTTTAGAGACTGTGACTAGGCGAGCCTGTCCAAGCAGTCCGTCTAATTGATTAGCTCCGAGTTTGTCGAGCTTGTGACCTTTGTCCTTAGAGAGCACTTGGCCGCCTGTTAAGATGGCAATGTCCTCAAGGATCAGAGTCTTACGCTCACCAAAGTCAGGTGCCTTAACAGCACAGACTTGCACAATGCCACGCATCTTGTTGACAATCATTGTGGCCAAGGCCTCGTCTCCGATGTCTTCTGCAACGATCAGCAGCGGTCGGTTTTCTGAGTTTGCTTTGCTCAACACTTGCACGATCTCTTGTGCTGATGAGATGCGACCGTCATACAATAAGATGTAAGGATTCTCAAGACCAGCCTGCATTGTCGTGTTATTAGTCACAAAGTAAGGTGACTTGTAGCCACGATCAAACTGCATGCCCTCAACGATTTCAAGACTGGTCTCACCTGTCTTAGACTCTTCGATTGTCACTACACCTTCGCGGCCCACTTTTTCGATTGCTGTCGCAATGAGGTTTCCCACCTCAGTGTCGTTGTTGCCTGAGATAGTGGCAACTTGCCTGATCTGCTCCTCAGAGTTTACTGGAATAGCAACAGCTTTGATATCATCGATGATCTGTGCTGACAATTTATCAAGCTCACGCTTAACTGCAACTGCATTGCGACCGCCTCTCACCTCTTTAATGCCCTGCTTCACAAGCTCTGTGGCAATGAGTGTAGATGTGGTGGTGCCATCGCCTGCTTCATTTGCAGACTTGATTGATACCTGCTTAATCAACTGGGCTCCGATATCTTCAATATCGTCTTCTAGTTTTGCAAAACTTTTGCTTACGGTTACGCCGTCTTTCGTAACCTTTATTTCACCGTTTGGTTCTCTGATGAGGACTGTGCGTCCACCAGGACCTAGAGTTGATGATACTGTTGCGTTCAGTTTTTCTATGCCGGCCAACAGCTTCTCCTTGAGTTCTGTGCCGAATACGTTTTTAGTTGTGCTCATGTTATTTCTTACGGATATAGTATATAGTTGTTTTTCTTCTTTAACTCTGGATATTTCTGTATGACTTTATTGATTATCATGTCTACCAACTTTTCTCTTGAAGGGGATACTGGATCAAACCGCAACCGGTTGGGTCTCTTTTTCAAGAGGTATTTTGGAATCACTTCTTGTACTAGTATTTTGTATACTGTGTTTACTCTTTGATCATCTGGGCATGGTCTTATCGACTCTGCTCTATCTTTAAGTTTTGCAGGATCAAATACAAGACCTGAGATTCCTTTCACCCTATAACCACTTTTAAAGTCGCCTGTTGTCGGTATGTAAACAACCACAAGCTCGTTACCACACCGATCTTGAAAACTCCAAGCCTTGTAGTCTGTCGGTAACTCTGGATATTCGGTTTCTTGGTACTCGTGGGTATAGAGATCGTCTATCTTGAGTTCGTTTAGTTCGGCATATTTCGCTTCTAATTTATCGACCTCAACGATGTCCTTATCGAACCACTCTTCTAAGAGTTTAGACAACTTCATCAGTCGATGATTGCTAGAATGTCTGTCTCTTTACAGATGTAATAGTCCTCTCCGTCGATGACAATGCGCTGCGAGCCCAGTTTAGGGATCAGCACAAGATCGTCTGTTTTCAGTAGAGACTCGATATCTGTGTCAGTATGATAGTTATACGTGGCAGAACTTGCCACAACACGTCCCATTTCGGGCCGCTCTTTTCCCAAGTCTGGGATGACGATGTTGCCGAACGTCTGTTCGGTCTCTTCTACGGGTTTCAAGACCACGTAGCCATTAATTGGTGTTATTTGTTTGCTCATAGGGTAAATCTACAAATTCTGGTTCAACAATTGCATTACAAAAATAAAGTAAGCCATCTTTTTTAAACAAAACATCGTAGCCGAGGAAATCTTTGAAGGCTACTGGGTCTTTAATGGTCGCCTCCTTGAATGTCTTCTTGACTTCAAAGTATTGACCGTTAACGTCGATGATCTGTCTTGTGATGTTGAATGATGGCATAACCTTTACTTAATTTTAGATGTTTACTAGATATCCACTTTTACTTGTTAACTCTGGATGATCTTTTAGAATCTTTCCAATAATCATACTAACTAACCTCTTCCTAGAAGGAGAAACAGGATTGAAAAACAGTTTACTTGGTTTTTTATTCAAAAGGTATTTTGGTAATATCTCTTGAGTTAATATCTTGTAAACAGTTCCTACCCTCTTATCATCAGGACAGGGATTAATTCTATTCTCAGATCCTGCCAAATTCTCAGGTCTGAATATTAGTCCTTGTACTCCTGGCACTTTATAACCGGTTTTGAACTCATAGTCTTCACTTAAATAAACTGCCACTATTGTATTACCGCAACGATCTTCAAAGCTATAAGATTCAGTGTAATTTGGATCCTTCAATCTTTTGTATTTGTATGTGTTAAGAGGATCTATATTTAACTCATTAAGCTCAAAGAACTCTGCTTCCATAAGATCAGATGCCTTAAGACCTTCCAAAGTCCAAGTTTTTAGTAGCTCTTCTAGTTTCATCTAGTTTATAGGATCGCAGGTAGGCGACCTCTTTTTATTTGATTTTCAAAACGTTTGGCTTTTTAGATTCTGAGAATGGAATCTCGATAGAGAGCAAGCCCTTTTCCATTTTGGCCTCTGCTTGAGAAAGCTCAAACTTGGTGGCCACTTTCCATGCAAGGTCAAAGCTTGATCGCTTGATGCCACGGTAGATGACTGGCCTCTCCTCTCTGTCCTCTTTCTTGTACCTGATTCTGAGTACATCTCCTTCGGTGATGATCTCGATGTCCTCCTTGTCCAGACCCACGGCAGCGATTTCAAAGGTGATGCCCTTGTCTGTCTCGTAGATGTCTGTAGGATGCGTGATTTTGTTTGTGATGTCCGCGAAGTGCGATGTGGAGTTGAATAGATCTCTCCACAGTAGATCGAACTGATCCAATTCGAATGGTCTGATTAGTGTCATACTTTTTTCTTTTGTGCTCCCTTCCGGTGAGCGGTTTAACATTTGTTTTACGTAACTGAGGTGCCTACCTGCTACCTTTGTTTATAAATATATATAAAATGAAAAAAGGAAGAAAATCTTCCTTTATAGTGTATAAAAATGATAATTAATTAGTCCTAATAATTTTCAGCTTCCAACCAAGCATCGTTGATGGCTTCTATCTTATTCGGATGCTTGTCGTTAAGGATTTGTACTATTTTAGTGGTATCTTTAGCCTCGTAAGGTTGTTCATCTTTTGAGTAGTCTATCAAAATCCTGTCTGGATTTACCTTAACCACATCTGTGTCGATGAGTTCTAAATCCACAGTCAGGGTGATATAGAATCCTCCTGGACGGCTAGGGATTAGGAGAGTTACATTAGCTCTGTCTAATGCCACGTCTTCAATCATGAAATCTATTTCTGATTTTGATTCTAGAGCCTGCTCAGTGTCACTGACCAACTTCTGTGCCTCTGCAGGCATGGCCTCGGCCTCGTTAATGTTCTCCTTGAGAAGAGGGTTGTTCTTGATGTACTGTGTAAAGTTGAATGGTTTCATAGCTTGAATATACTAATAAATATGCAGTAGCTGACTATGTTTTTCTCAAGTGAGCTCCGTTCTTTTGGTTGGTCCTACGGCTAGCCTTCTGCATGCGCTTTCTGACCTTGGCCTTTCTCTGTCTATGGGTTAGTTTCATGCCAATAAATATCAGGCATGTACCAAGCCTCTCATCGTTCTGGCTATATGCTTTTTACGAAACTCGATCAGAGTTTTAGCATAGAACCAGAGGTGATACCGAACACAGAGGTTCAGTAGGAATGAGGTCAAGGTCAAGAATCTCGTATAAATCGCTATCTTCATTTCAGTTAAGAATGGAATAATAAATATAGCAGATTTAAATAAAGTACACTTATTCAGCATACTGCCACTTATGGCCTCTATATGATTTACTTTTGCCTTTACAACAAACACAAATTCCACTAGGATTTATTCCAAGCTCTATAGCCGCAGCTTTAGCATACGGCCACTTTTTTATAAAGTTGCCATTTAAATCGTATTGATTTACCGCTCTGGCTTTAGGATGATCTACACCCACTACTAAGCCTTTCATGATCTTCGACGCTTTTTCTCTACTTTCAGGTTTATTCCAGTATGCTATATGACTATCCATGTGTCTTTTATATATTTCTGGATCTTGCATAGCTTTTTTGGTCCTCTCGCTTATTTCTCTTCTTTTATTTTCGTCGTGTTTATATCCGCTTTCTACACCTCTAGTACCACTAAGTCTTTCATTAACTAAAGTGCCTGTGCCATGTTTTATTGTTCCATATTTTTTTATATATTGAGCCTCTATTAATAAGGACTCGTCTCTTGTTAAATCTCTGGCTAGTATATCGACGTCAAATCCTCCAGCCTCTTCAACTACTTTTTTCCAGTTTTCATTTCTTCTATTTTTAACATCTTCATAGGCTCTTTTAGGAATACCTTGACCGATATAGAATACTTCTCCAGTGTCTTTTCTTTTGTGTTGATATACTACATACATATAGTTTTTACTATAAATATGCGGTATCTAGCCATGACCATCCCTCCAATTATGAGTAATTGCTGGAGGTGCCTTAAGTGCGATGCTCAGCTTAGTTGTGTTCTCCATGCAGTCTTGCACGATCTTGGCTGCCTCTTCTGCTTTGGCCTCTTCGACTTCCATAACCAACTGGTCGTGGATCTGTGCCACAACTTGGCCCTTGAGACCAAGCTCCTTGAACTTACGATTGATAGCTAGAGCAGCTCTGTTCACAATCGATGCGGCTAGACCTTGGATCTGTACGTTACAAGAGTTGTTTAGACCATTTACATAGTCTCTAGATAGATTCTTGATCTTGTCTACACCATGAATCTGCTCAAGCTCTTTCTTCTTATTCCAGTCAAGTAGATCATCACCGATACGATCGTAGATCGCTTTCACTTTCGGCAGGTGTCTAACACGACCGACTTGTGTCTTCACATAGCCAACTTCTTTTGCCTGCTTCTTAGACCTCTCCATCCACTTCTTCAACTCAGGAAACCCGTTGAGATAGCCATCGACAAGTAGCTTTGCCTCTTTAGTTGGAATGCCTAGAGTCATGCCTAGTGCATAAGCTCCCATGCCGTAAGGTATGCCGAGTGCGTAGGCCTTTGCCTTGTTTCTCAGCTTTGGCTCTAGCTTACGTAGATAGTTAGGCGCCTTCTTATCTGGTGAGTATTGATTTAGACCTTCAGTCTTGATTGCGATAGTAGAGTAGAAGTCCCAGTTGTTTCTAAAGATATCTTTGAGACCTTCATCACCAGAGACGTGAGCGAATGTGTGTGGCTCGAGTGACTCGTAGTCGCAGTCGA